CAAATGAGATTACAAGAGACGAACTTAAGTTTGCTAAATTTGTTGGTCGTCTCCGCAAAAAGTTCTCAGAACTCTTTCATGATCTTCTAAAAACTCAACTAGTTCTTAAGGGTATTATGACCCTAGAGGATTGGGAAGATTTGAAAGAAAATATTCAATATGATTTTATTTTTGATAATCATTTTACAGAACTAAAAGATAATGAACTTTTAACAGAAAGATTAAATACTGTTGGTTTGATGGAACCTTATCTTGGAAAATATTTTTCTGCTGATTATGTTCGTAAGCAAGTTCTTCACTTTACTGATGAAGAAATTGAAGAGATGGATATTCAAATAGAGAAAGAAAAATCACTCGGAATTATTCAGGATCCTATGGCAATGATGGGTGATGAGATGGGTGGTCAACTTCCTCCATCAGAAGGTGGTGCGGAAAATGGTGCCGGCGGAAGTGACTTAGACAGTGCTTTTGCTGCAGCAATATCATCTTCTGATTATAATAAAGGAAACATTTGATAAATAAAAGAGTAGTTTAAGTATTATTATGACTACTGTATCAAAAGAAATTGTTGATGCTATTCTAAGCAAAGATAATTTTAATGCCAATGAAAAAATTTATGATGCTCTTTACGGAAAAAGTTCTGAACAATTGCAGACTCGCAAAGTAGAAATTGCGAAACAGTTTTTTGATCCTGATGCTACAAATACGCAGGACACAGAAACTAACATTGCAGATGAAACTCCTGAGGCTTCTGCTAATAGTGAAGAACCTGAAAAACAAGAAACCGAGGAAACACCAGAACAATGAAACTTATCTCCGAAGAAATTGTAGACGTTCAGTTTGTTACTGAAGATGCTAACGGTAAAAAAAGTCATTTTATTGAGGGAGTATTTCTCCAATCTGACATTAGAAATCGTAATGGTAGAATGTATCCTTTCGATACTCTAGACCGTGAGGTGTCAAAGTATAATGAAAACTACATTCAACGAGGTAGGGCCTTGGGTGAACTCGGTCACCCTGATGGTCCAACCATCAATTTAGATCGAGTATCACATAAAATCGTATCATTACGTGCCGAAGGAAAAAACTTTATCGGTAAAGCAAAACTTCTAGAAACCCCAATGGGTAAAATCGCGAAGAATTTGTTAGACGAAGGAGTAAAACTAGGTGTATCTTCTAGAGGACTTGGGTCCATTGAGAAGAGAGGTGATACTAATATCGTTAAAGATGATTTTATGCTCTCTACTGCTGCAGATATTGTAGCAGACCCTTCTGCACCTGATGCTTTCGTTGAAGGTATCATGGAAGGTAAAGATTGGGTATGGGATGGAGGCATTCTTCGTGAGAGGGCAGCCGTCAAAACATACAAACAGATCAATACTTTAGTTGATCAAGGTCAATTGGATGAACAGAAATTGAATCTGTTCAATAATTTCCTTAATAACCTGTAAGGTTACTAAATTATAAATAAATATAGATTAAATAAGGTTAATCGGAGTAAGTTCAAATGTCTCGTGGAGATTTACAAGAAATGGAGCAATCTAAAACTGCTGTGAACGCGAACGCTAAAGCTGGTGATGCCATGCCTAAAATGGTTGATCCAGGCACACAACTAGCGTCTGTTGAAGATCTCGGTGGTCCAACCCCCGAGAACTACAAGCCAGATAATGATTCAGCAAAACTCAAAGAACCCAAGATTAAGACCGTCCATGACGTTGTTAATCGTGGTGCCAAGGCTGCTGATGCAATGGCAAAAATGTCCAAAGAAGAAACTGAAGTCGAAGAGGAGGTCCTTGAAGAGGATCAAGTTGATGAGACTGAAGAAGTCATCGAAGAGGAATCCTCTGAAGATGATGGTATTGATATCGATGAAGATGTCAATGCTCTTCTTGGTGGCGAAGAACTCTCCGAAGAGTTTAGAGAAAAAGCAAAGGTTATCTTTGAAGCCGCTCTTAACTCTAAAGTAAAGGAAATCCAGGAAGCTCTGGAAGTCCAATATGCAGAACAACTGCAAGAAGAAAAAGAAGGTCTTAAGGAATCACTCACTACAAGAGTTGATTCGTATCTTGAGTACGTCTGCGAAGAGTGGATGACCGAGAATGCACTTGCTGTTGAAGCAGGTCTTAAAACCGACATGACCGAATCATTCCTTGCCGGAATGAAGGGTCTTTTTGAAGAACATTATGTAACAATCCCTGAAGAAAAATATGATGTGCTGGAAAGCATGGTAGACAAACTTGATGAAATGGAGACCAAGCTCAACGAGCAGATCGATAAGAATATTTCCCTAAACAAGCGTCTCGCAGAGTCGGTTGCCGATGGTATCTTAGATCAAATTTCTGAAGGTCTTGCACAGACCCAGAAAGAGAAGCTCGCTTCACTTGCCGAAAGTGTTGAGTTTGAAAGTGAAGAAGAATATCGTGGAAAGCTGGAAACATTGAAGGAGTCATATTTCTCCTCAACAACAACTTCAGCCCCTAAAGCATCCCAACAAACCCTTTCTGAGGGAGTAGATACTACAGATGCACCTGTTAAAGCAGGTATGGATCAGTATCTTAAAGCACTGGGTGCTTTTAAATAGTGAACACAAAATTGATTCAAACAAACACTAAAAATTTTTAAAAGAGGTAAAGCAAATGTTCCAATCTGAACATCTGCAGGAAAAGTGGAGTCCCCTTCTCGATTATGAGGGTCTTGATCCAATCAAAGACGCTCATCGTAGATCGGTAACCGCAGTCCTGCTCGAAAACCAAGAAAAGTTCCTTAAAGAGGAAGCAGCATTTAGTCAGGGTATCAACCTGATGGAAACCCCCACCAATAGCGGCAATGCTGCTGGTGCGTCTGGTGGTTTCAGTGGTTCTGCCCCCGCAACCGGCCCTGTTGCTGGTTTCGACCCTGTACTGATCTCCTTGATCAGACGCGCAATGCCTAACTTGGTCGCATATGACCTTGCTGGCGTTCAACCGATGAACGGTCCTACTGGACTGATCTTCGCAATGCGTTCCCGCTATAACAATCAGAGCGGAAACGAGACATTCTTCGATGAAGTCGATACCGCATTCTCCGGTCAGGACGACGGTTTCAACCTGGAAGCAGGTTTTGCCGATGGCCCTGTTGGTCTTGGTACTACTTCACAAGGTTCAGGCGGTAATCCTTCCGTTCTTAACCCCGTTGGTACTGCAACCACGAACCCCTCACCATACAACGTTGGTGAAGGTATGGTTACAGGTGACTCTGAGAACCTGGGAGCAGGTACTGGAGATCACTTCAACCAGATGGCATTCTCGATTGAGAAAGTCACTGTAACCGCCAAGTCAAGAGCTCTGAAAGCAGAGTACTCCTTGGAACTGGCACAAGACCTTAAGGCAATCCACGGTCTTAACGCTGAAGCAGAACTTGCTAACATCCTCTCTACTGAAATCCTTGCGGAAATCAACAGAGAAGTTATCAGAACCATCTATAAGGTTGCTGAACAGGGTGCTGTTTCTAACACCGCTACTCAAGGCGTATTTGACCTTGACGTTGACTCCAACGGTCGTTGGTCTGTTGAGAAGTTCAAAGGACTTCTTTTCCAAATCGAAAGAGACGCCAACGCGATTGCCCAGCGCACTCGTAGAGGGAAGGGCAACATGGTTCTGTGTTCCGCAGACGTTGCTTCCGCTCTGACTATGGCAGGAATCCTGGATTATACCCCTGCTCTGAACTCCAACCTTAACGTTGACGACACCGGCAATACTTTCGCTGGTACTATCAATGGTAAGTTTAAGGTCTACATCGACCCATACGCTGCAAACTTGACCAGTGGGAATGCTCCTTCTGCCTCCGGTAACCAGTATTACGTCGTTGGTTATAAGGGTTCTTCCCCTTATGACGCTGGACTGTTCTATTGTCCTTATGTTCCTCTCCAGATGGTTCGCGCCGTTGGTGAGAACACCTTCCAGCCCAAAATTGGCTTTAAGACCCGTTATGGTCTTGTTGCTAACCCATTCGCTGAAGGAACCACTCAGGGACTTGGCAGACTTCGTATTAACTCTAACCGTTACTACAGAAGAGTTGCTGTTAAGAACCTTATGTGATCCATTAGGATACACAACACTGGGACCCGCAAGGGTCCTTTTTTTTATGTCAAGAGATAAATAACTAAAAAGATTATGGCAGGTCAATCACGAAAACTTGGAACTGCTGCTCAAGTAAGAACCAGACAACCAATTAGAGGTGGTTCTTTAGAAAAAGAAAGAGTAGCAAAATTAAAACAAGTTGCTGATAGAAACTTTCTTCAACCTTCTGGGTTTAAGATGATTATATCAAGATCGCCTAAAGTTGCTTTCTTTGGTAATGCAGTAAATATTCCTGAGTTGATTTTAGGAACTACTATACAACCAACTGCTGGTCTTAAGAACATCAATAGACCTGGAGAGATTATTGAGTTTGGTGATTTAAATTTAAGGTTTTTGGTAGATGAAAACTTAGAAAACTATATTGAAGTACAGAACTGGATAAGAGGTATTGGTTTTCCAGAATCGCTAGATCAAATTTATGATTTTCAAGACAATACAGAAGGAGTTGCTAGACCAGACTTACAAACAGGTCTGAATCTATATTCTGATGGAACTCTTCTAGTGTATGATTCGATGATGAATCCAAACTTCAAAGTTCATTTTCAAGATATGTTTCCTTACTCTTTGACTACTCTACAGTTTGATGCTACACTTTCCGACACGGAATACTTTACAGCAGAGGTTAGTTTCAAGTATACTATATACAACATTGAATCCGTTGGTTGTTGTGCATGATTGACCTTGTGACTATACAAGGCATGTGGGAAAAGGACTCAAAGATTGATCCAGATAATTTACATACTGAATCACTCAATATTCCAGTTCTACATGCCAAATATTATGATGTATATAATAACTTAATGCTTCTGAGGAAGAAAGCAGAGCAACAAAGAAAAAATACCAGACACGAAAGATATGAGTACTATTCTGGAAAAGCAGACCTAGATGTATATGCAGAGAATCCATTTCCTAAAAAGATTAGAGATAAGGACACTATGCAAAAATATTTGGACGCGGATACAAAACTCTCAGGATTTTCGTTGAAGATAGAATATTATGATACGATGTTGAGGTATATTGAAGAGATACTCAAACAAATAACTAATAGAACATATCAAATTAAAAACGCCATAGAGTTCATGAAGTTTTCTTCAGGGTTAGGATAATGGAGGAGGAGCAACCGGAATATGATTATACTGTAAACTTAACCATACAGGATATTCATCTTCTACATCATTGTGTTCTTGAGCGCATACGATTATGGGAAGGTTCTCCGTCTAGGCATCCAACAGAACAAGAACATCTTTGGTATTTGAGAGATTCATTATACCGAATGATACTAGAATATAAGTTTGACAATATGTAATAAATATTTCCAGGTAAGAGTATATTATGGCTGACCTGGTGATACAGAAGGTGAACGAAGTTTACCTGAAGATTAATACTGAACCTCATGTCGAATATGAACTGAGAGATAGATTCACTTTTGAGGTTCCAAATAAAAAGTTTATGCCTCAGTACAGAAGTAAGTACTGGGATGGATATGTACACTTATTCAATATGAAGACTAAGAGAATCTATGTTGGTCTCTTGGATAAGATTGTAGCATTTTGTGAGCAGGCAGGATATTCATATCAGTTTGAAGATAATAAATTTTATGGTCCTCCATTTGAGGTCAATCAAATGATTTCAGAGGAAGGAGTCAAAGACTTTATGGGGACAATCACTAATCTCAAACCAAGAGATTATCAGATTGATGCTGTTCATGATGCA